TGGTTTAATGACAACAGGTATGTTTATAGCTGCAGGATCTGTGGGAGATTTATCTCAGTGTAATCCACTTAAGGATATGATCCTAAATCCTACATCTAAAGATATCTATGCAGTAGAGACAAATCTAATAGATAGTAAAGGAACAGAAGGTCTCTCAGGTTTGTTTATTCCTGAGCAATGGTCTATGCCTCCACATATAGATCAATATGGTAATTCACTTGTAGAAGAAGCATTAGAAGCTTTAGATAGACAATTTGAAGAATGGAAAAAAGATCTATCTCCAGAAGATTACCAGTTAAGAATATCTCAGCATCCTAGAAATATTGAGGAAGCATTTGCACATAGATCAGTATCTGTATTCCCACCACATCTTGTAGCAGCACAACAAAGAAGAATAGATGACAAAGATTACGCATATGAATTCTTAGATATATTTTATGATGAGAATGGGAAGCCTAAAGTAAAAGAAACTAATAAGTTACCTATTATGCAATTCCCAGTATCTAAAAAGTTAGAAGATAAAACAGGAACTCTTGTTGTATGGGAAAGACCTATTAAAGATCCAGAGTTTGGGCAATACTATGCATCTATTGACCCTGTATCAGAAGGAAAGACAACTACCTCAGAATCATTATGTTCCATATATGTAATGAAAGCTCCAGTTCAAGTAACTAAACATTCAGGTACTGAATCAGAGACATATATAGAACAAGATAAAATAGTAGCTGCTTGGTGTGGTAGATTTGATGATATTAATAAAACTCACCAGAGATTAGAGCTAATAATAGAATGGTATAATGCATGGGCACTTATAGAAAGTAATGTGTCTTTGTTTATACAGTATATGATATCTAGAAAGAAACAAAGATATCTTGTACCTAAAAGTCAGATTATGTTCTTAAAAGATCTTGGTTCAAATACTAATGTTTATCAGGAATATGGATGGAGGAATACCGGTAGTTTATTTAAAGCTCACTTATTAAGTTATGTGATAGAGTATTGTAAAGAAGAACTAGATACAGAAACAAAACCTGATGGTACAATAGTAAGAACAAAATATGGTATAGAAAGAATTCCCGATCCCATGTTAATCAAAGAAATGCAAGAATATACAGAAGGACTCAATGTGGATAGACTTGTAGCATTTACAGCTTTGGTTGCATTTATGAGAGTTCAACAATCAAATAGAGGATATGCTAAAAGAGTGATTATGGATGATGCTGCTAAAAACTTGCAAAAGTCAGAAAATTTGTTTAAATTAAATAGTAGTCCATTTAGGCATATAGGAAGTAATAAAAGATTAGCAAATGGTGTATCTGCTAAAAGATCAGCATTTAAAAATATAAAATAACTATGCAAGTATATAACGCGTTACAGTTAAAGAAAGGAGCTAAGGTTGAGCAAAATAGGATGGGTAGTATTACTCAACCATTACAGTTTTTGTCTAAAGTTGATAAGGATGAAGAATGGGCTGCTTGGAATTTAGACTGGTTAGAATGGAATGGTCTTAAACAAATTAGAAGAAATGCAAGAAGGTTAATGAAAAACTATAAGCTTGCAAAAGGTATTATAGATAGATCAGATTATATAATTGAAGAAGATAATGAGTATAAGGATATTGTAGAGTTACTTACTAGAGAAGAAGCTACAGCTTTAGAATTAAAGTTTTATCCTATTATTCCAAATGTTATTAATGTTCTTGTAGCTGAATTTGCTAAAAGATCTACTAAGCTTACATATAAAACTGTAGATGAGTATTCTTACAATGAGATGATGGAACAAAAGAGAAAGATGTTAGAAGAAACTCTTCTTTCTCAAGCACAAGTAAAAATCTCAGCAGCATTACTAGAACAAGGATTAGATCCTAAATCTGAAGAAGCACAACAACAGCTAAATCCAGAACAACTAAAAACTCTTCCTGAAATTGAAAGTTTCTTTAAAAAAGATTATAGGTCTCTTGTTGAACAATGGGCCTCTCATCAACATAAAGTAGATGTAGAAAGATTTAAAATAGAAGAACTAGAAGAAAGAGCATTTAGAGATATGCTTATTACTGATAGAGAGTTCTGGCATTTCCATATGATGGAAGATGATTATGAAGTAGAACTTTGGAATCCAGTAGTTACTTTTTATCATAAGTCTCCAGATGTAAGATATATTTCTCAAGGTAACTGGGTTGGAAAAATAGATATGTTAACTGTATCAGATGTTATAGACAAGTACGGTTACATTATGACAGAGGAACAATTAAAAGCCTTAGAGGCAGTATATCCTATTAGATCTGGTGGATATATAGTTGGTGGTTATCAAAATGATGGAACATATTATGATGGAACAAAATCTCATGAATGGAATACTAATATGCCTTCTCTTGCATATAGACAATATACTACAGCTAGAGCAAATTCAATTACTGACGGTGGTGATATTATAAATGAAATATTATCACAGGGAGAAGATTACTTTGATCAGGGTACCGCATATTTACTTAGAGTAACACAAGCATATTGGAAGTCTCAAAGAAAAGTTGGACATTTAACTAAGATTACTGAAAATGGTGAAGTAACTAATGAAATAGTTACTGAGGATTATAAAGTTATTGATAAGCCAATATATGATACTAGATTGTTTAAAAATAAAACAAGGGATAATCTACTCTTTGGTGAACATATAGACTGGATCTGGATTAATGAAGTTTGGGGAGGTATAAAAATTGGACCAAACATTCCTTCATTCTGGGGTATGAATAATCCAGGTGGATTCTCGCCTATCTATATTGGTATCCAAAAAAATAAAATAGGTCCACTTAAGTTTCAATTTAAAGGAGATCAAAGTTTGTATGGATGTAAACTTCCTGTAGAAGGATCTGTATTCTCTGATAGGAATACCAAGTCTACTGCACTTATTGACTTAATGAAACCATACCAGATTGGATATAACATTGTAAACAATCAGATAGCAGATATCTTAGTAGATGAACTTGGTACGGTAATTCTTTTAGATCAAAATGCTTTACCTAAACATTCACTTGGTGAAGATTGGGGTAAAGGTAATTATGCTAAAGCTTATGTAGCCATGAAGAATTTTCAGATGCTACCTTTAGATACATCTATCACAAATACAGAGAATGCTCTTAACTTTAATCATTTTCAAAAATTAGATCTAGAACAAACAAATAGATTGATGTCTAGAATACAATTAGCTAATTATTTCAAACAACAAGCTTATGAGGTTATAGGAGTAAATCCTCAAAGAATGGGTCAAGAATTGTCTAGATCAACTGCTACCGGAGTTGAACAAGCTGTCCAAGCATCCTATGCTCAAACAGAAGTATTCTTTATTCAACACTGTGATTATTTAATGCCTAGAGTACATCAAATGAGAACAGATCTAGCACAATTTTATAACTCAACTAAACCTTCTGCTAGATTAACTTATATTACAGCTGCTGATGAGAAAGTTAATTTTGAAATTAATGGTACAGATCTTTTAATGAGAGATTTAAATATATTCTGTTCTACTACTGCAAACCACAGGGCAGTTCTTGAACAGTTAAAACAAATGTCTATTCAAAATAATACTACTGGTGCTAGTATTTATGATCTTGGTAAAATTGTTCAAGCAGACTCTATTGCTGAAGTAAATACAGTTCTTAAAGCTTCTGATCAAAAACAACAGCAGATGAAACAACAAGAAATGCAAAATCAGCAGCAAATGCAAGAACAACAACTTCAAAAACAACAGGAGATTGAGCAAATGAAAATTGATGCTCAAGCTGCAGAGAAAGAAAAAGATAGACAAAGAGATATTTTGGTTGCTGAAATTAGAGCTGCTGGTTATGGATCAATGTCTGATTTAAATAAAAATGAGATGTCAGATTATGCAGATCAAATGAAAGAGATTAGATCTTCTGAACAATATCAGCAACAGACTGATTTACAGAGGGAAAAGGAAGTAAATAGAATGTCTATTGAATCTCAGAAGTCTCAAATTGAAAGAGAAAAGATTCAAGCTCAAAGAGATATAGCTGATAAACAACTTCAGATAGCTCAAGAGAATAAAAATAAATACGATATCAAGAACAACAAAAATAAATAAGGTATTTAGCTATATAGTAAGAAAAAAGTTTTTTACCATTATAAATTTTTCAAGTTTATTGCTTATATTAAATTGTAAACAAAACCAACACA